CGACTGGTTCGAATGTTGATGGATCAAGTACAACACCACTGCTCATTAATGGAATATATGGGCAATAGAATGCTGCTGCGTCTGTTTCGCTTGAACCTTTATAACCAACTAATACAGGTTGTGTATCTGGGCTATAACTGTTTACGAATACGCGCATTGCACCATTCAATGTACCAACGAATTTTGTATTTGTTGGGGCTTCGAATGTGCCTTCTGTTGTACGAGCAAATGCAGAAGTTGTTGCTGATTGAAGTACTGTCAATGAAGCAGGACTTACAACGCACCAGTTACCTGCACCACGACGTGTACGTTGTGCAATCAAGTTAGCAACACGGTTGATGAGAACTGCTAAAGCAGCGTGTTCGTCACCTACGTATGTAGCAGTACCTGATACTGTTGCTTGGTTGTATGTATACTCTGTAGCAGCCAATGTGCTGAGTGAGAGTAAGATTTCCTGATCAATTTCAGCAGTAATTTCTTGAGCAAGTGCGGCCATGATTTCTGCTTCAACGTCAATGCCATGTTGGCTTTGTGCGTCTTGTGCTGCTTCGAATGTCCAACGTGCTTGTAACTTACGTGATTTTGCTTCGACGGCTTGACGTAAGATTTGTACGCTGATTTGCTTACCACCATCGCCTTCTAATGTTGCTGTATCAGCACCAGTGTAGTAGTTTGATGATGTTGCGGCTTGTGGTACACGTGAATATGCTTGTGCAATTACAAACGGGCTAAGAGCTTCTTGGCCTGCTTGTACGCTTGTTTGGGCTGCTGAGTTATCAGTTAAGCTTTGTGCGTAACGTACACGTAATGTATGAATCTGACCTACTGGGCCAGTCATTGGTTGAACGCCAACTAATTCGTTAGCGATAACTGTTGGCATAACACGACGAATTACTGGAAGAATAACGCGGTTTAATGTTGCGATATTACCAGCAGTTGTTGTACCAGCACTACTTTCTGCAAGTAGTGATTTTTTGGTGTTTTCTAAAATAACACCCATTGTTGAGCGACGGTTGCCCTTTAAGCCTTCTAACAGAGCTTCCTTAGTTTCGTCCCAACGGCTTTCTAAAAGTACTTTTGACATTTTCTATTTCTCCTAAATCTATGTCTAATTAAAGCCCTGCCAGGCGTCTGATATCAATGACATTATCTCGTTCACTCATATCTTCTTCTTTTATTGTGGCAGTTTTGTTACCAGTTGCTTCTACTACAACGCTTTCAGATAATACTGGTTTCTTTGCAGAAACTGTTTTTTCTGAGCCTTGATTTAAAACTGCTGGTAAATACTTATCGAATGCGGCCTGCAACTTAGTTGTTTGGACGCTTTCGAGTAAAGATTGCATGATTGTTGCCTTCTCTTTGTTTAAAGTTCCGAGCAATGAGCCCATTACTTTTTCACGCTGAGTTGATTCTTTAATCATACGAACTTCACGTTCCTTACTTTCTACTAACTTAGCATTTTGTTGTGCTTTGTTTGTAGCCTCAGCCAATGCTTTTTCTTTTTGTTCTAAAGCAGTTTGAAGTTTGCGCATTTCAGCATTCTTATTAAGATAAGTTACGCTGTATTCACTTGCAAAGGCTTCAAACAATTTACGACCAAAATTGTTTTCGCTGGCTGATTTAATATCTTCTTTAAGTTGTGTGATTTCACCCTTAAGATGAGATGTAACGACCTTATTAAGACGATCTGCACTTTCACGGACAAATTTTGCCTTGAGTGCTTCAAGTGTTTTACGGCCTTCAGCAACTAATTTAACTTTAGTTTCAACAACTGCTTTCTTGTCTTGATAGAATTCTTTAATTTCTTTAGCAAGTGCATGTACGACAAATTGTTCAAGTTTACGGTTATTTTCCATTGTTAATTTGCGATCATTGCGCAATTCAGTGATTTCTTTGGCTAAATTTTTAATCATGAATTCATTGAATTTATTTGCGCTTTCACTCATCTTAACACGTAATTTAACGCGGTCTTCGTTAATTGCTTTGCGCTCCTGGTAAAATTCTGCAATTTCAGTTTGGAGGCTTTCTGTTACCATTTTATCTAAGGCTTCGACCATCACAATGCGATCATGTTCATAACGCTGTGCGAATTCTTCGCGCAATTCAGCACGTACTTGATTACGGGCTTCAGTCAATTTAGATTCCCAGACTTTGTTTAATTCTTGTCCGACATCTTCATTGATTAAACCACTATCAAGCAATGGTTTGATTGCATCTAGCATGTCTAATTCCTCTATTTTATTTTTAATTCCTTGATAAGACGAGTTACCTCTTCTTTCAAGAATTTCTCTACTTTTTTGTCGCCTCTTGCTTCTCTAGCGATATCCATAACTTTATGACCATTTCTCATGTTCATGAGACCTTCATAAATTGCTTTTGGATATGCGTTAGGTGCGCTAGGTTGTGCGACAACATCAACTGTGATTATTTCAAAATCACTTACACGGCCATCTCTATCGTCTACGTTACCGCTTCCTCTAGAAGACACGCCAAGTTTAACGCCACTCTCTAACATGGTCTTTACTAACTGACCCATTGGAGTTGGCAAAATCTTTAGTTTTCCGAAACCATTAGGACCGTCCATCCACATGTTTGTAATCATGTGACTAACACGATCTAAATTAATCTTTAAATCATCTGGATGGTCAACTTCGCCTAATACGCTGTGACCTTCATTGATTTGTTCATTGAGAGTTTTTACGGCTTTTTCAATTTCATTGACAGGGTAAACACGTTGATTAGCGTTCTTTACCCCGCCCTGAATGAAGATACCTTTCATATATAGGTTCTTCCCTTGCCCTTCGTCTATACTTTCGACCATCATTGAAGCACGGTCGAAAGTTAGAGTTTCTTTGAGATACAAAGCCATTGTTCTCAGGTTTCCTTACTTAGTAGCCACTGGGCTCTTTTTATTTGAGCCGTCGTCGCCATGTTTTGGTTTTGGAGCAGACTGACCCTTTACAGCAAAGTTATTCTTGCCTGGGGTGTTAGCAAAGTTGCCTGCACCTGGAAGTTTACCTTCGCCTTTTGAGTAAGCGTTACTTGGACCTTTTGGTGAAGTTGGAACAGTTTCTTGTTGACCACTGAACTTAACTGGTTTTACACCTTCTGCTTTTACACGTGGTTCGTGTAAAGTTGGACTCTTAGCGTTTGCACCGTCATCACCGTGTTTTACGCCAGGAACTTTAGGTAAGTTCACGTTTTCCATGACACTTTCGTCCATGTCTTCTTCGTCAGAGGCTTCAGTTACTTCTTCTTCCTCTTCCTCTTCTTCTTCGCCATCTGGGCTCATTTCAAAGTCTTCTTCACCGGCTTCTTCTTCGCCGTCTAAACCTTTGCCCATGATTTCTTCAAACTCATCCATTAACTTGTCGAGTTTGTCTTCGATTGTTTCTAATTTGCCTTCGATGTGACCGTGTTCTGCTGAATCACCGCCCATTGCATCGTGACCGGCTTCTAAGTCGTGTGTCATATCGCTACCGGCTTCTTCAGCCTCGTCATCGAATTCCACATCGTCTTCCATTACGCCTGATTCTTCGGCACTAATTTCATCCATCAAGTCACCGACTTGACCATGCATGCCTTCTTCCATGCCCATCATTTCGTCCATTGATTCTTCAATGGCATCTTCTTCGTCATCTTTGGCTTCTTCTAAATCTTCTTCTTTAGATTCGTCCATCATATCTTCTTCCATCATGCCTTCGTATACATGGCGTGAAGTTTCAACGATAATTTCGTGAAATAATTGGCTTGCTTTTTCATTATCTTCATTGATTACTAAATCAATGAGTTGTTCCCATTTTTTGTTATCCATTTGCTTTTCTCCTGATATGTAATGGCTTTGTAAGATTATTTAGTGAGTAGCACGGAAAAGTACTCAATATAGTCGTTTTTTTTACGTTTTTTTGATTTATATACGACTTTATGCACCTGGACCAGGTACTTCAGCCCCTGTTCTCGCACCATATTGTGTGCGCAATTTACTTAGATATTGTTTTTTTTCATAGTTACGAACATCTAACATTCTACGTAATTGACGTATTTGTTTTAATGTTAATTTAGTTTTACGACTTGTTCGCCAGGTAGGCTTGCTGTTATCACTATTAACATCTTGATAACCTGCAACGGGTGGATCGAACATTTCTATGAGTTTCATAATAGTATTTATCTATTATACACCTGCAGGGCTACCTGGGGTCGCTGGTGCTCCTGCTGCTGCGGCTGCTGCGCCACCTGCGCCTGGAGGCGCTGCGCTTACTGGACCTGCAATGTTTTCAGGACCTAATCCTTCTTCACCTTCAGGTGGATTTTCTAATTGTTCTGCTGTATCGGTGTCGCTTTCTATGTCACCTACACTGACACCAATGCTACGTAGGTCCTTGCCTTTAACAGATTCCATTTCATCTTTTTGATTTTCTTCGCGCCACATTTTCTCATTTTTACTGATTTCTTCTTCTGTTAAACCTAAGAATCTTTCTAATGCAAAACGTTTACTAATATATGGGTATTGTTCTACTGTTTGGAAAGTATTAACACGAGCAGTATCCATTTCTGCTTGACGATAACTTGCAAAGTTTTGAGGAGCGTTAAAGGAAATACTAAACAATCCGCTGTCAATATTAAAGCCTCTCCAACGCAAGAATAACTTAAATTCTTCATCTAACTTCAATGAAATGTAATTCTGTAAACGTTCGCAATATTGATTGAAACGAAATTCTTGAATCATTGCTGTACCAACACGACCATCGCTTAATGGTGTTGTGTTGTCATCTGGACCAGTTGGCAAATATGAACTTGGAATACGTAGACCGCGAGCCAATCTATTATTAAAGTATTTCAAGTCATCAATTTCACCTAAGTTTTGGCCACCTTGTAATAAGTCAACACTACTACCTCTACCATCTGCTGTCACAGGGAAGAAGTAGTCTTCGTTCATACTTAATGGATTATATGTGGCGTCAACAATACTTGGTCCACCATAAAGACTTGGAATACGTCTTTGGTGAATTTCGTTCTTAATACGTTCTACGAATGCCATAGCCATGTGACTTGGCATGTTACCTACGTCAATTTTAAATACTCTACGTTCGGGTGCGCGTTGCACACGATAGATAAGAACAGCGTCTTCAAGTAATTCTTTCTGTTTGTAGACTTTAAAAATGTTTTCTAAGATACTTTGACCAAATGGCCAGAATCTATCAAGCCCTTCTGTTAAACTTAAGTGAACAATGTGTTTAGCGTCAACTGCGCTTTCACTTTGACCTAGTACAAAACGACTGCCTGTTGTGTTATATGGCATAGCAGGAACGGTGTATGGGGTGTTTGTGCCGCCACCTGTACCACCTAAGCCTGTTGCTGGGTTAGCAGCAAAGTCTGTGTTTGTTTTTTGTGCTACGCTTAAATTCTGTAGGTTAATGTTTAAATCTTTAATAACATATTGTTCAGGAAGTTTACCTTCACTTTCATTTACAATAACTTTAATAACTTTAACCATATCAACCCAATATAGTTTAAAGTTTTCTGGATCACGTATGAATACTTGATCGCCATACTTTACAGTATTACGAAAGATTTTAAACATACGTACATCAAATTCGTTTAATTTACACCATTCTTGTAATTGTTTTTTGAGTAGTTCTACTTCATGATTGGTTGGGTCGTCTTTCCAATTGATGTTAAAAGGAGTGTTGTTATGTTGATTTCTCTGTGTGCTAAATTCAGCGAGAATATCTAAACATGCGTTAATTTCTGCGTCAACGTCCATCATTTCATATTGGTTATAACGTTCAATACGATTGGGATGTCCTGTATAAACTTCAGGAAGTCGTGACATATAATTTTTATAACCAAAATCTGTATTATTCCAACCATCTGATGGACTACCATTTTGCCCTGGACTGCCGTTCCATGCGCCATTGTTACTATTGCCACCAGAAATGGGGCTGCTAACACCAGATTTGTTTAAAAATTTTCTTTTATAAGACATAACTAAGTATTTATGTTAAAAGATTACGCGGTAATCTTTACTAATTTATCAAGTAATCTATTGTTAGATTCTTGTAGTGTGGCTACATTTTTCATTTCAGCACTTAATTTTATTTCTAAATTTTTGTTACTAGCATGAATATCTTTTAATACCTTTACCATTTCATTATTACTTGATCCGCCCAATACTTTTGTAACAGCATCTTTTGCTGTTTCTTCTGGGTGCTTGTTAACACCCAAATCAACTGGTATACTTCTACCGTTTGGTAATGGAACGACTGCTTCGCGACCGGCTTCACCAGCAATACTTATTCCCTGTGTAATGCCTCCCAATGCCATTTTAGGCGCGCCTTCTGCACTACCTCCTCGTTTTTGAGCAATTAATTTTGCAGCATATGGACTATCAATAGGCAAACTACGTGATGTATAATCACTTCCCCAACCTACTAATCCTCTATGACTTGTATCTAAGTGTATATGTGGTCCACCTGGTGCGCGATATTCTGCTCCTATACCTGTGAACCCTAAATTAATTGCTGTTGATATGATTGTATTTTTATCACTGTCGGTTAATTTATTTGCACCAAATCCCAAGTCAATTGCGTCGCCAGTGCCATGATTGGCCACACCTGGCCTAAATCCACTTGTAACAATTAATTTTTTACCTAATGCACTTTCAAGAGATTTCTTTTTACTCAAAACATCACTTTTAACTCCAGTTTCTTTTCCGGTTCCTCCTGGCGCGCCAGCAGCACTTGATGCATCAGTATTTGGGGGTGCTGCAGGACTTGTTGACATACTTCTATCAGCACTTCTTCCTGGCAATGCACCACCACTTGGGGGACTTGGGGCCGCTCCGCCGCTTGGCATGGCTGACGCTCCTCCACCGAACATTGATTTAATACTAAATCCAGAACTTTTTCCAAAATCTTGTGTGCCTGGGCCTAAATCTTGATCGCCCATTGTCATGCTTAATGTCATTAAATTAGTAAACTTAGTTAACTGTACATTAGCCATTCCAAGACTAGATACAAATTCATCTAAGTTTGAACCAAATTGACTTACTAAATCTCCTAAATCTGTATCACCTTCTAACTGCTCAGGCGCTGCCGCAGCCGCTGCCGCAGCAATATTACTACCAGTTGCACCTGACTGTAATGTAGTAAGCATTTTTCCTGCAATTGCCCCTAGATTTTTCTGTTCAGGTGTTTGATCTATTGAAACTTTTGCAACACTTGCGGTAGAAGGAGCACTTGCTGTTCCTGTTGATTTGATGTTGAGTGTGTCAACATTCATTACTTTAACGTTTGTGCTTTCTGTAGTTGAAGGTGCTGCAGGTTTAGATGTAGCGGGGCT